ATAGCGTTTTCGTTTTTAATTATACACAAATGTAATACTAATAATTGAATTGTCAATACTTCGATATAATTAATTTGTTAAAAAATGTTAAATTTTATTTATGAATTCTTGAATAGGCAACAAGATTCCTTTACTCGTATTGGAATCCCCGCCGTTTACGTCTCGTTTTGTTCCTATATATTTTCTGCAAAGTTTTTTTAATTCGTCTTTTTTTATCATTACAAAATGCGATTCACTAAGCCAATAACACCACCATTCCGCTTCGCTTGTGGCTATTCCCGAACGTTTACCCCTACTTTCGTATTCTACGAATATATTTCCCGTTTCCAAGCATTTAAAATCGCGTTTAACTTCTATTTTTTGTTGGAGTAATTCGCTTAATTGGTTTTCGTATGTTTGACCTACCATTAAATCAAACTTAAAATCGTTATTGAAATTCATTTATTTTTGATTTATAGCGTTTAATTATTTCGTTTAGTTCCTCCCGTGTCCATTTTTTTGTTTCGTATGCACGGGCGTGTAATTCTATAAGCCTATCTGCTCCGATTCTTTTTTGTATTCCTAATTGATAATAAAGTATATTTCCGTGTTTATGTTGGTTACAAGTAACACATTGCCCGTGTACGTTTTCTTCGTCAAACGTTACCGCCTTATGCCCTCCCATACTAAAGTAATGCCCCGCGTCAAATTTTGCGCCTAACGGCTTTTCGCAACTTACACAAGGTTTATCTTTGTCGCGTAGTCGAATGTACTTGTTAAACGTTATTTGCGCCAATTTAAGCAGTTCGGGTAAGGTTTGCAGTTCGTCTTTTAATACCTTTTTCTTTTTCTTCCATTGCTTTTCCTTTTCGGATTCTATCCAAACACGGACGCAATCCGATTCTAAGCAGTATTTTTGATTAAATCGAACGGGAGTAAATACGGCTTTGCAGTTTTTGCATTTCATAACTCAAATGTTAAAGTTTTCAGTTTATTTTATAACTCCTCGGTTAACGCTTTTATTTCGTTTTTCAGTTCTTTGTTTTCGGCTTTTAATTCTAAACATAACCTTTCCAATCTAAATGCTGAAGAATTAGCAAACCTTAACTCTTTTTCTAAGCCGTCAATTATTCTCCGTATTTCGTTAAGGTCTAATAACGTTGCCTCCATTGATTCGATTAAATCGGTACGGTGTCCGTTTTTCTCTTTTATTTCGTCCAAACTGCTTTGTACTTTTGTTGCGGTGTACGTGGTTAAAACCTTCGCTTTTAAAATTATTAAATCGTCCATTTTAAAAAGGTAAATTAGATTTATTTGGATTTCGCATATCTCGTAAAGGATTAACACCGTATAGTTCAAAGCCTAAACCACTATTCCAATCGCATAAAAGTTGTTCGCCGATTCCCGTTATTTTTCCTCCCGTTTCCGTATCCTTTACTTTTTCAATCGAAATCATTGTTTTATATTTCATTTGTTCGTGTTTTATTAGTCGGTGAATTACTAACATATCATCGCATCGATTTAGAAAAGCCTTACCCCCTTCGATATGGTCTTTTAATGGGGGTTTAAGATGTCCTTTCCATTCGCCTTCCGTGTAAAGGTTTCCGCTTCGCCCGCTTTCCGTGTTTGGATGCGTGTTAATGTAAAGCGTTATTCCCGTTTTATTGACAAACTCCCGTGCTTTATTCATAAAAGTATAATTGCCTTCGTAACTCATTTCTCGGTCTAACCCCGTAAAAGGGTCTATTAACGCTACATCGCATTCGCTTTGCTTAAATACATCCAAAAGTTCCAACGGCTTGTAAAGTTTAGAATTATCGACGAAGATAAAAAATTGTTCAATGTAGGTAAGGTAGCTTTGTATTTGGTTATTAGTTAAGTTCTTGAATGGTTCGCCTGCGTAAAGTTGGATTAAATCCCTTAGAACTTGTCCCTTTTGATTTTCCCCCGACCATAGGCAAAATTTAAGTCCGTGTTTTAATGCAAGACAAAGGAAATACCAATTTATCCAATACGTTTTACCTACGTTATCGTGTCCCAAAATTATGTTTACTTGCTTGCGTTTAAACCTTAAAAAGTTATCTAAAACGCAGTCAATGCCTAATCCTGCTTTTATTTTGCCCGCTTTTAAGTCAAGTAAGTATTGTATCGTGTCCCCTTGTTTAGTCAGCATTTGAATAATCTTTAGTGTCTTTAAAATTTAACATCTTTTGAACGTGGTTATACTGCAATTGTTCCAAAGATAATTCTTCGGGTTTTACCCTACCAAGGTAAGGTAAAGTATTTAGAAGCGTTGATTTCCAATTTTTAATTGGTTTCTCTTTGCCCTTAACATTCGTACACCATTTATTTACTTTCCACGATTCGTACTTTAATCGAACTTCCTCCGTGTTTATATCCGAAACGTTACTAACTGCATAAGCTATAAATTCCTCGCAAGAGGGTATAGTATTATTTATATCTCTTACTCTTACACTATCTCTTACTCTTACGGCATCTTTCGCATCGGTTTGTATGCGTTCGGATGCGTTCGCATTCCATCGCTTTTCTGCGTTTGCTTTATTTTGCGCTCGCTTGTTTTCGTATTTCACTAAGTCCCTTTTAAGCGTTTGCTTAATTGGCTCAAAAGCTATTTCGGTTACAAAATCGCATTCGGGGTTTTGGTCATTAACATACCTTAAAATATGCTTAAACAATTTACCCGCTTGTTCATCGGTTAGTTTTTCGGCAGTATGTATAATGTCGCAATACAATACAAAACCATTTTTTTCTTTAGCCATTGGTCTAAAATTTAATCAATAAAAAACCCCTGCAACTCCATCGGCTTCCACTTCGATTTCATTACAAGGGTTAATAACTCGTTTAAGGTTCTATAATGTGGAAGGCGAACCCGAATACAAATATAACTATTATTCTTTTAACTTGTACTCATTTCGTAAAATTCTTCGTTGAATTTTTTCTAACCTTCTTACCGTGGTGCATTCAAGAATTTCGGAAACTAGGTCTTCGATATTTCTAACAACGGGGTTGCTTTCTAGTTCCTCTCGTATTTCGGCAACGTCTGCTAAATAATATTTGTCTTCAATTTCTTCGTAATATTTTGCGTTTCGAACGTTGTGTAATACGGTAGCGTGGTTCATTTTAAACATCCTTGCGATTCTTGTAACGCTTAATCCGTGTTTGCTTAGTCGGCTCATTAAAAACGCTCTTTGATGCACTAAATATTGATTTCTGCAACGTCTACGTAGGTTGTATTTTACTATTAAATGTTCGGCTTGTTCTATCATAAATTTTCAATTTCTTTTTTAACGTTTTCCCAATACTCAATTAAATCGTAAATTGTTTTGCTTGGTGTTAGGTTTTTAATATGTTCTAAATTATTTAGCATTTCGTTCGTAAAATTTACGCAAATTGAAAGCTTGTTAAACTTGACTATTAAATAAATTGCTTTTTCTTTTGAGGTCATAACTCCCGAATTTTAATTATTAATTTTTCCCAAATATCCAAGCGCCTAACCGCATCTATTTTGTCGTATGCCGTTATCGTTATCCGTGTTTTCGTTGGTTTGCTCGTTGCAAACTTCCTCTGCCAAAATAGTATTTCGTATGATTTCATTTTTTGCTTCAATTACTTTACAATAATGTTTCCAGTTAAAGTGTCCGCTTTTAACGAATGCCCCGCCTCCGTGACACCACCAATAAACTTGCGCGCCTAATTCCATCGATTTATTTTCCATTCGTCTATTTTTTCGTTTTCTAAATCGTCCAATCTTTCTTGTAACATCTTTTCCCAAAGCATTAAATTATTTGCTTCGTTTGCGATTGCATCCGCTAAATTTAACTCTTCGTCGAACGTAAGTTTACAAGGTAATTCGCATTCGTTAGCATCAAACCAAGCGGTTATGTTTTCGGTTTCAACTTCAAAACCCCCGTCGAAGTCGGGAGAGAGCGTGAATAAACACGAACCCCAAATATCCGTTCCGTTTCTTTCAAAGTAAAAATTACAACAATCGTTTTCTAATTCTATTTGCCAACTCATAACATAAAAATTAAAAGGTAATACAATAAAAATGGCATCGCAACCAATAATAAAGTCGAAAGTAAAAAATCTTTAATCATTATTCAAATTTAAGCGAGTTAATAATTCTTCGATAACTAACCAACGTTCGATTGCTCGTTGGGTGTCGGTGTCTAAATGTCCGAATGCATCGATATTTTCTTGCATCGTTTCGCGTAGTTCTTGCTCGTAGGCTTTAATAATTGTTTCCATAGCGTTTTTTTAATTGTTTAGTGAATAACTATACGCAAATATAAATACTAAGTTTCAATTGACCAAACTTTTTCAAAACTTTTTTTCGATTTTCAACAAAATAATTTGTAACACGTTGATTAACAAGAGTTTTTAAGACATAAAAAAAGGGGTATTTCTACCCCCCCCTTAACGCTATGTTGCTAAATTACAACGGAAATTTGAAACTATCTATGTTCTTTATCAACGAATTTTCAACTTCTTTGCATTCAATTTTCAAAATTCGCCCTCCTAACGGCTTAACGGGCGCGCCTCGTTCGACGTGCCAACCGTGAGAACCATCGCCGTATTCCTCTTTATAAGTACCCGTAAGCATCGAATGTATGTACTTTTGTTTAACTGAGTAACCTAACTTTGCGTTATGGTTTAAGCACTCCCTTACGTCATTACGTGCGCTATTTTCGTGAATGTGTCCCATCGTAAAAACGTCGAAATCTTCGTACATTTCCAAAGCGCGGGTAAGGTTTAACGCTCCTTTAGTAACTACTCCACCACCTCCGCTCCCGTGAAAATACTTAATTTTTGTACTTAATGAAACCGTTGAATGGAACATTTGTCTAACAATTATCCAACCTCCGTACCCGCCCGTATAAACTTGAGTTCCGTTTTTGTAGTTTAATAAATCTACGAATCTTTGAAGTAAATCCGTTTCTTGGAACTTAATTACTCCCGTTTCGTGGTTGCCATATCCGATAACTTTAATGATTCCCGCGTATGGGGAAAACCATTCTACCGCAGTTTCTACGATACTATCTAAGTACCTTCCGTTATTGTGTTCGGTTCTAATGTCCGATTTATTGCGTCGATTATCGCCGCGTCCTTGCATTAAACAAAAGAAATCCCCGTTTATTACTACGGGAATATTATTCGACTTGCAAAATTCTAAATGCCTCTTTAATAAATCGCGCTCGCATTTTGGGTTGTCCCAATGGATGTCCGATAACATAGCAACGTGCGCCGTTTTACCGTCTATCCTTAATTCGTGGATGTTTCGTCCGTGTTTTATTACCTCCATAATTTCATAAATAGTTTGATTCTACCGATAAAAGTAGGCGATAAAATGTAACGAACCAAAAACCCAACACAAAACGCCACAATAACCCACCACAAACGGAACTTATATTTAACAACTTGTTGCGCCTTAGCGGTCTTCCATTCGGTTTTTCCTTTGATTCGAAGCGTCTTCACGCGTTCTTTGTATTCGATTCGCGTTTGCCAACGTGTCTTCGGCACATAAACATTTTGAAATTTTATCACGGTATCGCGATACGCGATAAACTTTTCCCAAACGATTGAATCGTGACTAATCACGGGAAACGAATCAACGGTTGCAATTCGAATCGTGTCGGTGTCTTGTGTCAATTTTGCGCCGTGTTTAAGCGCTTTTCTTACGTGGTATTGTGCTAAGCGTTCACTTGAACAAGAAAAGAGCGTTAAAACGCTTAAAATCGCTATTATTCTAATCATAAATTTTTGAGCATTTGAATCATTCGAGGACACGGATAAATATCGGATTTGTCTTTACGAACTGAATTGTGCGTAAATATGCCCGCAGTTCCTTTAAATGCTTCTTTGTCTATTTGGAAAATCTCGCTTCTATAAGCCTTTGAAATTTTATACGTGTCGCAAAGGTAAACGAGTAATTGTCGGGTGCTTTCTATTTGGGCATCCGTGTATTTTTCCCAATGTAAAAAACCCTTGTAAGGTTGTTCTAACGTAGTAACGTTTTTGGGGTCAACTACTCCGTTAACGTAGTTGTAAAATTTCCCGTTGCGGAATTTTAACATACCAAAGTTACACACCTCGATTCCTACCGAACTTTTATTTAAGTTTTGGTAAGGCGCTCCGTTCTTTGCGAAATCCTCCGCATCTATTCCTAAATGCCACGCCCAATGTTTAGACGAAAAACATTGTACTATTTCTCCGTTGTTAGCTATAATAAAAGCCGTTGCTATCCGTGTTTCGTTAGAATTCCAAAATTGACTTACCGCCCTTGCGTTTCCCCCGCCTGCAGTATGGTGTAAATAGATTTGTTTCTTTGTGACTTCTTCTTGGAAGTATTGCGTTTTATCCAAAGGAACTTGGATTATTTTGCTAGTGTCTAATTTCGTCGGTATCATTTTTTAATTCTTTTGCTCTACTTAATAATTTTTTCAAACTTGCCCAAAGGTCAATACCTCGAACCGCTTTGTAATTTTCATTAATGCTTACAACCTCGATTGAAATAAGTACCAACGAAAGAACCTTAGTTAATAGTAATTCCGTTGTAAAGATAGTTTTTAAAATGTCATTTAAAATAAACCAATCAATAAGAAAAAAAAGAATTATTGTTAATTGATAAAGAAACATTTTCGATATTACCGCGCTTAACCTTCTAGAGCGTATAGGAACTCCGTTTTTACGGCTTTTCCAAATACCTGTAATAGTATCTAAAAAGATAGCAAAACCAACCGCTAAAACCATTCCTGTAATAGGCATAAAAAAGGCTAAAACGATTCCCAAAAGGGAAAGCCATTTAGTTTGAATCGTCGTTAGTAAAATCGTCGCGGTTGCTTTCATAAGATTGTAATAATTGAAAAGTAAGTAGGCAAATGTATGCGGCTGCCAAAATACGTACGTAGCTTTGTTCCCCTTCTAATAAAGCAACAAAACAACCCGCATAAGCCAAAACAAAATACATTCCCGCTACCCCTTTATAATTCATTTGTATAGGTAATCAATAAATAATTGAATCGTGCTAAATTCTTGTTCGTCAATGGTTACGGAAGTATCTAGTAAAATAGTTCCTCTATCGGTAGGAAAATGCGCCTGCGTATTGTCTAAAATTTCGGCTTCACCTTCTAGTAAATACTCGGTTTCGTGCATTACAAACCCGCCTTGAATTTTGGTTATGTTAATCATATTTTTGAACTATTACGCGTTTAAAGTTTCCGTTGTCGGGTGTTGTTGTTCCGTTGCTTATTGCAAAAATCAAATAATTATCTACCAATGGATTAAAAGCGGTCAAAGTTATTCCGCTTAACGAGTAATCAGTTGCAGCACTTGTACCCGCTAAAAAAGAATTTAAGTTTGTGCCATCGAAAAAAATGTTTCTTTCGAACCTTTGGAAATAAACGCTTGTCGACATTCCGCCGCCCGCACCAAGTAACGTTGCGCCCGTTAAAGTGTTAGCCGTGTTTACGTAGTAACGTGGGGTAGTAACCCCCGTACCCGCCGTTTTGTTTATGAATGCTTTAATATAAATAGTATTATTTGCTACTAACGTTCCCGCAGGAATTAAAACGGACGCGCTTATTTGTATGGTTGTTCCTGTAACTGCCGTTCCGTTAGCTGCCCCAATCGTGCTAGGGTTTGTTTCAGTAATAGGAATAGCCCCTATTATTTCCGCTCCCGTCACGTATTTACTCGCGTAACCATCCGCAGTAACTTCGGAAATTTCTAATAAATCGGTAGAAGCTAAGTTAGCGCCCTTTGCCGTTAATTGGCTTATTTTTTTCTCCATTCGTTAGTTTTTTAACAAGTTTTTGTAACTTAATTATATTGCTTTTCTTTGGCTCGTATTGCTTTTTCATATAACCCAACCTGTATAATTTGAATCCGTGTTCGGATAAATATCGTTGTTCGTGTTTGTGTAATATTCAGGAAACGTGTTACCCGAAAAAATCATAAATTGAACAAACCTCTCAGTGTAATTTTGCGCTAAGTATCTTTGTTTGTCTATAAGAAAATCCACCTCGTTTTTATCTACGTTTGAAGCGTTCTCCGAACTATGCTTAAAGATACCTTTGTTCGCCATTGTATAAGCCATAAACGGCAAATATTCAACCATCGCCCAATGAATAAGCATAGGCTTTAAGTAGGTTTCGACTAAATCTAAATAAGGGTTAGCCAAAGTTCCCGCTACTATATCCGCTTTGATTTTCTCAAGTAATTGCGTTCCCGTATACTGCTGAATATGGATGTCCTGAGCAACTTTAATCCATTGAATAAAGGTATCGGTATCTATGTTGCCGTTTAGTGCGGTAAATCGCACCAAATCGTCTCTTGTAATTAGTAATGCTTCTGCCATTTCTATTTAGGTAAAAAACCTCGGTTCGGCATATCTATTGGACGTGTCGAAACCAATGCGTTATTTTTAATTTTGTATCCGAATTTTTCCGCTTTTTTAACGGCAATTCTTTTTGCGTTTGGTGAATTTACGTCTATTCCAAACTTACTATCGAACTGAGCATAAACTTGCTTATTCCAACGATGGTGGCAATTAGGACCTCCTTTGTATAACCAAATATCGTACGTTAAATTTCCTTTTGGACCAAAGCCTATTTGTTCGCCTTCCGCATTAACGTAGAATCCGTTTACTATTGAATTACTCATACGTAAAATGTCTTCTTTGCGGTAAATCTTTTTAGCGCTTTTCATTAGTTTACAAAAAGGGCGTGTTTTACCGCTTTTACCGCCGTCTTCGCCTTCGTAAACATAACGAGTAATAAACTTTACTCCTTCGATAACTTCGTCTTGTTCCGATTTAGCGTTGGGGAATGCTATTCCTGTATTTACTAATTCTACTAACTTAGAAAATAAACTTTTTTCACCCCTTAACAAAGCGTTTTCTTTTTCGTCCGTGTCATAATCAACAGGCGCTTCGTCTATTAATAACCAATCTTCCTGCGGTTCTTCTCCGAATTCCTGCAAGGCTAACGCTATTTGTTCCTCGGTGCTTTGTGCTTTTAATTCAGTTGCATCCGCTCCCGTTTCCTCGGTTACTTGTTCTTCGGTAGTTGCGTTTTCTAAGTCGGTAAACTCAAGCGGTTTTAAAGTTCTAAAGAATAGTTTTAAGGCTATTCCGTTAAACGCTAATATCCTATCGAAAGCCTCTATTATTTCGTCTTGAAATGGCTTAATAACCATATTGTTAAAAAGAATAAACGAGTTTTGCAGTTCATCTGCATTTGAACTAAACCCGTTAGCCGAAGCAATACCAAAAAGTAACGGGCTTGTAACGTTATGCCCTAACATTATTTTGCGTAAACATTCCTCGCTTAAATAGGTGTAATGGTCGGGCGCGTCGTTTAATGGAATATCGTCCACCGTTGTTTTAGATTCTTGGTTTTGGTTAAACGCTACAATAACTTTTTGCCCTTTTGAGCCTGTAAGTTTAGATAAAACCTTTTGGCTAATTAAATCCTGTTGTTCTTCGCTCGGAACCCCGTTGTTAAAGTTAACTACCTTCGTGCCTGAAAACCCGTTTTGAACTTCGTTAATTAGATAATCGCTTACTTCTTCTTCAAGAACTGCGTAAGGAATCGCGCCTTGGTAGTCGGGGTAAGCGTAGTATTTCATCCCAACCCCGTAAGGCTTTACATACATTATTTCGATTTTGTCTTTTCCGTAACCAAACGCACTAAATCGCTTTGGCGGGAACTTACGTACTTCCTCCCAATTATCCGAATAATAATAACCCGTAATTTCGCCTTTTTCGTTACATTTTTCCGCACGTAATAAGTTAACGGGAATGTGGTAAACCTTTAATACTTTATCGTGCTTTTCGTTGTAGTGAACTTGCATTGCAAACTGCCCGAATAACTTTCTATCGAATACCATTTTACGCAAGCATTCCGCGCTAAACAAAGTCATTAACTGAGCGTATTCGTTAGGCTTACGCGAAGAATCTAACGCGCTTAAACCTTTGCCGTAAATTAAACGGCTTACGTTGTTTATTATCGCGCTATTTGTGGTGGATTTCGTGTACCTATCAATTAGGTAATTAAAGTAATTGTTATCTTCCCCAAATTCTACCCATGCATCGCGTTTAGATTCTTGGATAGTCGGTTGTTGGTATTCTGCTAATTGTAAAACGTGAACGTTATTCATACATTATAAAGTCGTTAGTTGTTTGGTTTGAAATGTACTCCCCGTCGTTAACCGAAAACGTGTCTATCGGTTGGTTAGTACAAAACATTCGTTCTTTTAATAGTAGGTTGCCTCCTCCGTCTTTAATTACCGCCCAATAAAAATGATTCTCCAAGGTTGGTAAAACCCCACTAAACGAATGCACGTAATCGCCCGTAGTAAATAACCCTGCAACGGGTACGGTATCGTTTGTGTTTTCGTCCGTTAGTTCTAGCGTTACACCGCTTCCGAACCTAGGAATAAAGTTAAATGTTTGAGTTACGTTAGTTTGTTGAACTACTATCATATTATAATAACTCGTTAACGTGTTTTTTGTGCAATAAAAAAGGGGGCTATTAACCCCCTCTTTACCTTTTTAGAACATCTTATGAATTAACTACCGTAGGGTTGTTAAGCAAAGTTACTAATTGCGCTTCGGTTGCCGCATCTAGGAAATTCGCAGGGGTTGCCTCTTGACCTGTGAAAGTCAAAGAGTACCCGTTCATGTCACCTAACGCAGTTCCGTTGGAAATAGTACCCGCGGTTACGTCCATTCCTCTCAAAAGTCCTGCAATAAAGTATTGCCCGTTGTTGTTTTCAACGATAATGTTAGGACGTCCGTAAGAAAGCAATTTAATTTGTTTGTGCGTAATCGCGTCTTGCTTTTTAAGCATAACGGTTAATACTTGCTCGAAGAAAGTAGTTCCGTTTTCGCGTGAACTTGTAATAGTTTGCTCGAAGGAGTTAGTACCTTTAAGTTCAAATTTGTAAATATAAGCGGTTGTTGCAGGTGCAATAGGTGTTAAAGTAATACCTGTAATAACATCTTCGTAACCTACCGTAGTATCGTAAGTAATATCGGTTTCATCGTAAAGACCATAGTTAAGAATGTAAAGGTTTTTCAACCCCCCTACCGCATCTTTACAAGGCTCAATTCTACCATGTGAAATATCGCAACTCATTTTATTTTAGTTTTAAAAGTTTAAAAAAAAGGGTGGCAGTTTTATCCACCACCCCGTTATATTTTAGTTATGTGGATTATCCGTAAACTACGATATCTTCGATAACTCCGTATTGCGCTCCCGCTGCATATCGCATGATAACACGTACGTTATCATCGCCCAAAGTAGCTGAAGTGTCAATTACTCTAACTTCTTGAGTGTCGCTCAACAAAGAACATCCAAAGTAAAGGTTAGAAGTAGTTGTAGCCATAGCAGTATCGTTAGCAAGCCCGTTAGCCATAAAGATTGGAATACCATTAAAGCTAAGGTTTCCGTTAGTGTACCACATAGTACCTTGTGCATTTATACCCGCGTTAGCAAGTGAACCTGAACCCGCAGTTCCAAAACCACCTAAAGCAGAAATATACGCTTTAACGAAGTTTTGAGAAAGGTAAATTTTCAAGTCGGGCTTTCCGTAAAGGCTAGCAGGAATAGCGTCTACAATAGCTTGTAATTCACCTACTACGTTCAAAGGAGTAATTGGAGAAGAAGGTACTAATTGACCCGCAGGTAATAGAGGGTCTACCAATGCAGTAGAGTAAAGCCCGTCAAATTGACCTGAAGTTGATGCAGCACCTTGCCAAATAGAAATTTCGTTAGCGGCGGCAACTTTTTCAGCAGCGTAAGCTATAAGGTAATCAGCGAAAGATTTAGGCAAAGTGTCAAAAGAAGAATAACCCATTTCGATAGATTGCCAAGTAGAATGGAACTCTTTTTTACAAAGTGTCATGTTTACTTGAAGGTCTT